GGAAAACGACCACGCTCAGCTTAGCACACGCAAAAGGCCCCTCCGAAGAGGGGCCTTTCACTTGACGCTACTGGTTACGCGAGGCCGGAGCCGTTGGACACCAGGGTGCCCGCGGGGGAGACGAACGCACCAGTGACGATGTGGCGAACACGCGTCTGGATGTCGTCCTCATCGAACGAACCACGAACGGGGGCGATGTCGCCACCGCCCTGCGTGAAGTGACCCGAGTCCTTGATCGTGATGAGCGGTTGGCGCTCATCCGACAGGAACACGTTGAGGATGTTGTCCCGGATGTTCGACTTCGGGATGAGGAACCAGAACTTGTCTGCCGCCGCACCCGCGATGGTCGTGATCATCGGGTTGACGAGAACATCAACCTGGCCGGTGATGCCACCGACGTTGCGGTCAGCCTCGCCACCCGCGAGAGTGGAGCTGGCCCGCACGATGGTGAGGGACTTGATCGACTCGGCCGTGCCCGCGAGCGCCGGGGGAACGATGAGGTTCCAGCCAGTGACGTTGACGACGTTGCCGTTGACCTTCTGGGTCTTGACCTGGGCCAGAGCCGCCTCCAGGTTCGGGAGCGTCAGCTCGCCGTTGCCTGCGAGGATGTTCTGGTTCGCCGCGTTGAAGTTGGCCGTGTTGAGGCCGTTCTCGTTGACGAGCTGGTAGGTCGCCTCGCGGTCCTCGGTCTGGCTGGCGTAGAGCGCGAACGAGTCCGCGAACTTCTGGAGCAGGCCAAAGTTGCCCTGCTTGCGGAGCGCCTCCCACGAGAAGCGGGCCCGAAGACCACCCTTCGAGAGCGTGGCGTTGAGCTTCGCGATGGCGAACTTGATGGACGGGTAGCGGTCCAGCTCACCGACGTGAGGCAGCGTGCCCTCGACGTGCTTACGGCCGCCCTTGGAGGGGAGGTCGGAGGGGTCCATGGTGAAGTCGCCCCACTCGATCTGGCCGAAGTCGTCAGCGAGGTACTCGCCAGCGAACTGGTCCCAGATCTTCGGGTTCGCGGCGTACGCCTGGAGGAACTGGATATTGACCGCGGGGGTCAGGAGAGAGGGGATATCACTCGTGGTGATACCCTCCATGAGCTTGAAGCGGGCCTGGAGCTTCTCCGCGGGCGAACCGTGGAGCGACTCAAAGTACCACTTGGAAGCCTCGGCGGAGCGCTTGGGCGCCTCGGCGTCGATGCGGGCGATTGCCTCGCTGAGCTGGAAAGCAGCCATTCTGGGGGTCCTTAGTTGGTGAAGCGGACGTAGAGGACACCAGCGCCAGCGCCCTTGGGCTCATGCGCGGTACCCACCTGGCGGTTGCCAGCGGACGATGCGAGTGCGAGAGTCGCCTTAACGGCGAGCACACCCGAGGACGGGGGGGTAGCGTAGACCGCGGCGTTCTCGGTCACCGCACCCGTGTAGTCGAAGCCGAAGACGCCGACGGTGCGGATGGTCGTGCGCCACACATTGTCGAAGCCCTTCCACGCGTCGATCTCAGCGACGCCGAAGACGCCAGAGGGAAGGATGACGGGATCACCGGACTTGATACCCTCGGCTGCCTTGTACTCCAGGCTGTCAACCTGGTCGTAACGCTCGCGAACGGCCATTAGTTCTTACCCCCAGAGAGGATCTCGCTGATGCTCTTGCGCTCAGTCTTGGTGTTGTCGTGGACGTGGCCCTCGGGCTCACGCTTGCTCTCGTCGAGGTACTCCTTGCGGATCTCCACCTCGCTCTTGAGCGCCTCGGCCAGGGGGATGCCCTTCTCGGCCGAAGCCTTGACGCGCTTGACGGCAGCCTCAGAGAGGCCCTCCGCCTTCGCGACGATGCCCGCCTCGAATGCCTCATCCGCGACAGGCGCAGCAGCGACAGCAGACTCCGCCAGGGCGATGGTCTTGTCGAGCCGCTCATTGAGGGCAGTCAGGCCCTCAGCCAGCTTCGCGTGCAGAGCCTCGAACAGGGCAGAAATCTGCTTCTCGTCCATGCCTTCACTTTCGTTGTTTGGTGCCACGGATGTGGCGTCGGATTCCCGGAGGTACTTACCGGTGATCTTGTGGTAGCTCTCCTGGAGACGCTCACCGATGGCTCCGCCAGCGGCTGGTGCGATCACCAGGTCTACACTGTTGTACTCGTCTGCGTGAAGTGCTGTGACCATCGGACCAAAGCCCGTGTCCTCAACATCACCCATGACTACAACGCTGAGGCCGATGACCTCCTTGAAGTCTTCGACGAACTGACGCCACTCGGTGCTGATCTGGGCCTCAGCCCAAAGACCATCACCCGCAACGTACTCGGGGTCGTTCAGAGTGAAGCCTACCAGGTTGCGGATGTCGCCCCCCGTATAAGGAGCCTCCACATCGTGGTTGGCCTGCATCATCGTGCCCGCGGGCCATGCCGTCTTGCCATCGCGCTCAAGTGTGGCGGCCAGGTAGTTGGCACCGTTCTTCGACACGCCCTCCTTGATGAGGCGGATGCTGTATCGGCCCTCGCCCTTTGCGGACTGGAGCTTTGCAGACTCAGTGAACTTGCGTGTCATGGATACGAGCATATCACACGTATAAGTGCGACTAGGACTTTGCAGCCTTATCAGCGTCCCGAGCAGAGTTGTCGCCATCAGCGATCTTGCCCACGCCAGCCCCCGACTTGCCCTGACCTGTCGCCGGAGTCGAAGTCTTGCCGTTCTTGTCCTCGGGGAGACCGTCGTTAGACAGGGTGTTGACGAACTTCTCGTTGTTCGGGATCATGACACCATCAACCGGAGTGCCGCCCATGAGCTGCTCGATATCCAGAAGCTCGGCGTACTCGTTGAGGATCACCTTCGGGTCGGCAAGACCCGTGCTCCAGAGCTGGCTGAGGGACTGCACGGAGCGGTAACCCGGGTCTACGATGATCTGCTTGAACTTGACGTTGGGCTTCGTGACACCGATGAGCTTGAGGCACCGGTCGGAGAACGCCTTCCAGTCCTGCTGCCGCGCGTGTGCAGAGTGGAGGGTCGGCTGGTCGAGGGTGGTGGCGGCGGCATTCGAGCCCTGGGCGGCGCCCGGGTCCGACAGGAGCGCGATGACCGAGACCTCCATGGCGGTGGCCGCCATCGAAGCCAGCGGGCGGCCGGTGCCGAGGTCCACGCTGTTGGATCGAGGCAGAGAGTTGATCTCCACGTCTCCGGTCACGGCCGTTGATCCCGCCGTGCGGTTGCCTGCGATCTTGGCGACGCCCTGCTGGACGCCCTTGGAGGTCTTCTGCTTGACCTGCCAGGCGATGCTCGACAGCGCCTTGAGAAGCTTGGAGCCGTCCTTCATGTACTCGGAGTAGGCCCACACCCACGGGATGGCGGGCAGGCAATCCGGGATGCCCCACAGGTCTCCGGAGTCGTTGTTCACCTTGATGTCCACGATGACCAGGTTCGGGTCCACGGGCTTGTCCTGGATGCGGGTGGCGAGGCGGCCGTCGAACGTGTCCACCGGGATCCACACCACGATCACGTCGGGGTTGTTCTCGCCCTTGATGTTGTTCGTGGACTTGTAGGTCCGCTGGTAGTAGTGGATCGTCTCGTTGTCGTCGATGTCTGTGACGACGCCGGTGATCTGGCCCAGCGGCACGCGAGAGAAGCGCTTCGTCTTGCGGTTGAACAGCGTGAAGAAGTTGCCATCCGTGAACAGCGTACGCTCGTTCTTCTTCGTCGCCCCAGGCCCGAACAGGACCGCCTGATTCACCGGGTCGTCCACGATCTTCTGCTGGGGCCCCTTGAGGTCGCCCAGCGAGAAGCCACGGCCGAACACGTACGCCCCACGCAGCGAGGCACCACGCTTGAGCATCGGGCTCGTGGTGGTGGTCTTGCGCGCCTCGGATGCGACCTCCTTCACCTCTTCCAGCGTGACGCCAGAGCCGGTGATGTTGGACACCACCTTCCAGCCCACGTTGTCGAAGTCGAGGATCGCGCGAGTCATCGCGGAGTACCCCTCAGAGAGCCGCTCAACTGCGAGATTGGACTCCAGGAGCTGCTCGGAGAGCGATACGCCCTGGCGGCCGTTGTCGGTCATGTAGTTCGGAATGTGGGGCATTCGAGTAGTTTAGCACCCGTTTTCACCAGAAGTTGGCCGAGTAGAAGGGTGATTCGTCGTCAATCGACTCCATGTCGTACTCAATGCGTTCACCCGGCTGCGGTCCGCTGACGATGTGGTCCAGGTCAGCCAGGGCGTAGATGACCGCATCCAGCCTGTCAGGTGACCCACCCAGCTCGCCCTTCATCTCATCCTTGGGGGTAATCTGCACGGCACCGCGGAGATCGAGCTTGTACGTGATGACCAGTAGCTCGTCGCGGAGTTGCGTGTCCGTGGGGTCCATGTCCACGTAGCCCTTGATCATCATGTCCCGGAGGTTGTCGTGGTTCTCAGCCCTGATGTTGCGCCAGCGCATGTTGTTGGACGACGAGTTCGAGTTGTTCACCCCGATGAGGGTGTAGCACTTGCCGTCGAACTCCTCAAGCTGCTCCAAGTCGTCGAACATCGCACCACCGATGCCGGAGGAGTCAAGTCGCACCTGGTCGGCGCCGAGCTGCATGGCGATGGCGTGGATCCGGCGAGCCGAGGAGACCGTGTTCTCCTTGCTCCAAACGCCTGTGGTCGTCTTGGTGCCCTCGCGGTCGCTGTACTTCACGTTGCCCTGGAACTGGCGCACATGGCCGCCCTGGTTGACGTACACCACGGAGTCGTCGTCACCCAGGCGCGCAAGGTCAACGCCCAGCACGATGGGTGCCTCGGGCTTGTCGATCTTCATGTCGTGCGCCTTGTCGATGGCTTCCTGCGGGAAGAACGCGTTGTCCGTCTCGCCGGGGAACTCGCCCAGCACCTTGGCCAGGAACCGGCCGTCGGGCTTGCCGCCGACCTTCCAGACGCGCTCCTTGTGCTCGATCCAGTCCTTGGAGGTGAGCCCCTTCATCATGCGCTCTTGCTTCTCGGGGTGGTCCGGGTACACGATCTCGCCCGTCACTGTCGGCAGGTCGTACGCCGAGATGGTGAAGGTGTTCCACTCGTTCATGAGCGCAGGCACGGTGAAGATGCGGTGGAACTCGGTGCCACGGCGGTCAGGGTTGCCGATGGCCACCACCTTGGAGTCTTGACCGGTCATGACCGCCTCAGCGCCTGTGAACAGGTCGGCGGGGACACCTCCCGCCTCGTCTAGCGCCACAAACGTGCGGAGCTTACGCGTACCCTGGAAGGTCGAAACGATGTCCTGGTCCGTGGGGCGCTTGCCGAACGCCAGGGCCTCGTGGCCCGAGCCGTCCATCTTCTTGTACTGCCACTCCAGCGACTCGTTGATCCAGCCGGGAAACGGGTTCGCCATGTCCTTCGCAGCCGCCACAGAGGCGGCGTGTCCGAAGTTGTCCTTGAGGTACTTGAAGACCACCCGGTCGATCTGGTCGAGCGACGGGGCGCTGATAATGGCCAGCGAGTCCTCCGGAGGGAAGCAGGTCACCCACCAGGTGATCAGGTCGCCAAGGTCCATGGACTTGCCGCAGCCGTTGGCGCTCTTGATGGCGTTGCGCGTCTTCTTACTGTGGATGATGGTGTTGTTGATGTCGCGCAGCTTCTTGTACTGTCGACGCCCAAGCACGTCCCAACTCCAGGCGTCGAAGTCCGTCTGGTACAGGCGGTTGCGGCTCTTCTCCTGAATCTCGTTCATGGCGGTGTTGATCACCGCACTCATGTGGGTCATACGAGCACCGCCTTGTCGATCTGGCGACTGGCCAGGGTCATGCCCTCCATGAGGAGAACGTCGATCTCTTCATCGTCCGTCTCGGGGTACCGCTCCTTGAGGGTTGCCCTGACGTGAGTGAGGGCGATGTCCACCACTTGCCCCATGAGGCGACCCTGCGCCATGGTGATCTTGTTGATGTCGTCATCCAGGATGGACTTCCGTGAGTCCATCCGGTTACCCACCGTAGTCATGCCCTTGAGCACGACGGCTGCGATGGGTGCGTAGTTCTCCAGGTCGGCGTTCTCCAGCATGTCACGCGCGTTCTGGATGAACTCCTCCATCTCCATGATGAGGAGACGCTCCTGCTGGCGGTCTGTCATCCAGTCGTGTGCCTCTAGTAGCTCCTGCATTCGGGCGGCAACATTCTGGGCGGGGATGCCAGTGATCTCGGCAATCTCCCCGATGGACTTACGGGCGTTCTTGAGCATCATCCTGTCGGAGTTGCTGATGGCCTGCTTGGCTACGGTGGTCATATGTCTTAGC